TTGATCGTAGTATTCGTTTAATGCCTTGTGAGCAGCAAACGAATCTGTTTGTAAGTGGAAAATATGCGCTTGTGTTCTAGTTGCGAACAACGTTGATACAAAATTTGCTACTGGTTCCATGTTACTCCTTCTCGTCTAATTGCTTCTTACTTGCTGCAACTGCTTTGTGTTTTTCACGTAGCTCTTTAATTTTTAACATCTTCATCTCTGCCATTGAGTGATACTTATCTGCTTCTTGAGGAACTTCTGATGTCATCTTCATATGGTCATTGATCTCCTTTTGGAGTTTAGCAATAACTTTATCAATCTTATCAACTACTTGAGATTTCTTCTCTTCTAAAGACTTTTGGCTAGCCATCTTATCAGTTAAAAGAGTGTTTGCTACTTTCATAGCTTCTTCCTCAGTTGTATAATATCCGTGTATTTGGTTTTCAGTAGTAGTCATGTCTGAGTTTCTAGTCATGTCTGAATTCCTAAGTATGTTTGAGTATTCTGCTACAAAGTCCATTGGATTAGTAGCTACTACCATCTTTTCGATATCCTCTGGTGTGTTTGTATCACCAAGGGATGCTGGATCCATTACCAAGTAAAATTCGAAGGTGTTTTCCATTACTGGTTCTTTTTCTTCTTTTTTAACTTTAGCAGGAAGTCCTTTATGTTTAGTAGAAGCGAAATCTGTTGCAGACTTCTTTTTCATTGTCTTAGCTAGGTCAGCCACTGTCCCAGTAGGATTCTTTAATTCACCCTTTTGTGCTGCGTGAACCATTCCCATAAGTTTTTGCTGTGCTTTTGATTGTGCTGGCATATTAATCTGTTTGGTTATAAATATCTTTGTTTCTTAGTTTGGCTATGAATTCCTTGATTTCCTTGTATGACTCTTTCTTATCACCTCCACTACTCCACTCTTCAACATCTCCAGCTTCTGATACGTATGTAAGTTTATCTGTCATCCAAGCCTCTAATGCACTGTCTAGATCATCTAGTGTTGCATTTTTATTTGCATTCATTTGATCCGACTCATACTCTTCCCACTTACCCTGTCTTTTAATCTCAGTTTCCATGTCTACAACACAGTTAAAACAAGTACCGTGAATTGCCCACATTTTTTTATTGAGGTCATTCACCTTCATAAGTCCATTACATTTTGGACAATTAAAAGGTAGTACTACTAACCGTTTGATAGAGTCTAACTTTGTAACCGTTTGCTTTATTCCATTCTTAATAGTCCAGTCTTTTCCATCCTGTTCCCAAACATCTCCTTCTTTATGATCAACTTGATGTTTTTCCCACCCAGCTTGTGTTTGTGTCTTATCTCCTGTTTTACCAGTGATAAGGTTCCTCATACGCTGAACATCGCGTGTTTGAAATTGCTTCTTTAAATTCATAACAGTGTTATTTAGTATTAGCGAACGAATCCACTAAGTTGTATTTAATTCCCTCTCTTTTTAATGTATCAAGAAGCTCTTTGTAAGCTCTGTAGTATGGTGGAACGTCCTCTTCACCTTTATAGTAGTCTGTTATACTTGCTGATAGCTCTAGTACATCTATATATAGGATGCAGTCTTTTATATCTACTTCTTTTTTAACAACCCTTTCCTCTGTTTCATCTGAAGATCTTCCTTTGCTTCTTTGACTAAAATCGTAATCAGATTCTTTAGATCCTCCTCTACCATACCCATACTTAAAATCTGCATGTGGCTTAATGCTATAATTGTCAGATAGTTTGTCTCCATCTAAAGTAAATCTAACCTCTGCTGGTACACTTGATGACTTTAAGTTAAAGTTACGTGTAAATGAGATTGAATCTAATACAACCGTCTTTAGTTTAAAATCTGACTTGATTATCTCGTTTGCTGCTCCGTATGAAGTGAAGTGGTATATGGTACCAACTTGCTTTCTTTCTTGAAGACTTTGTACTGGCATTTCTAGGTCGTAGATAGACTCATCTAACTTTCCATAATCCCTAAGCAATATACCTGCTAATGCATTGGCTTCGTTCTCTATCTCTGATCCTGTCTCACCTGCATTAACACCTAACATACCAAGTTCATTTTGTCTATGATGTACTAATTCGTGTGCTATACTTCTAACTATATCTGCTGTGTTTCTAGTTGCGTAGTATACTTTTATGCAGTGATCATTTGGATTATACTCACCAAACGATCTATTAGTTCTTACCCATTCAGAATTCTTTGTAAGTTTTATCTGGGGCATATCTAATATGTTTAGCTCCTCTTTACAGTACTTAACAAACTCTCTAATTACCTTAACCCTCTCGTTCGTCATCTGTATAGTTAGTTGCTAACATTTTAAATACTTTTGGTCCTGCTCCTTTGTTAAAGGCTGCTTCTGGGATGCAGTTTACAAATGCTTCATAGTCACCTGTTTTTAAACATCCTCTACAAAACACTGAAGTTACTCCTTCTGACTTTTCGTCAGCGTTAATCTTCTTAACTTGGTTTGGATATGTATCTGTCACGCTTGTTAAGTATCCCTGATCGTCTGATTCATCCTCTCCTCCTACAATGTAGATTGGAGATGTGTCAGGATGTTTAGTGATATATTCTATAACGTCTTGAATTGGACTATCCTTAGTTGATAATTGAACTTTAATCTTAGGATTAGGCAATGCTTGAAGGTACATGTTCCAAATCTGTAAAGATTCTTCTGGAGTAATTCCATCTAATTCCTTTGTAGATATAATGATAATAACCTCTGTAATATAATTACGAGAAGCTAATTCATATGCTACTTTAAAGTGTCCTTTATGAGGAGGTTTAAACTTACCTGGATATAAACATGGTCCTGGCTCGTTAATAATCTCTTCAGCAATTAACCTTCCCAATTGAGATAAATCCATCTTGTATTAGTCTAAGTTTTCGTTAATTGCTTTTACAAGCTTCTTTGCTAATGCTTTAGTTAAGAGTATTGATGTAGATTCGTTTACAAGTCTAACAACACCAGCTTCAAATTCAACTGCTACACCTTTATCAAGTTTAACTTCCTTTTGCTCCTTCTCTAAAAGAGATATGATTGACTCCTTAAGAGTCTGGGTGTCTTCATCTTTAGGAAGGCTTGTAGGAAATCCTGGTTGTGATCTATATTGGTTATACATCTTAATAACATCTACTTGTCTACCTTTTGCCTTTTCTAATTTGTCAAGTAAAAAAGGCTTACCTTCAAAATATGCTTTTAAATATGCGTAATAATCTTTCATGTTAATATAGGTTGAGTTAGAGTACTTGCGTCATAATAACGCTATTATGTATAAATAGTTCGTTTTTATAACTCAGCTGCAATTAAGGTATATTAGTCCTCTAGTTTATTAATAAAGTTACCTAATTTATTGGTAACCTCTTTATCATACTCTACTAACCACTCTCTACACTTAATAACCTTTTCTTTGATCTGTTCTTCTATAGCTTCATCCCTTTTAAATTGATAAGCTACCCATCTCTCAGAATCAGGTAAATGTGTATAGATTACTTCCTTTCCGTAGTTAGCATCTGCTGGTGTATCCATTAATGCATAAAATAGGATTGCTTCTGTGCAGCCTGTAAGCCACATGTACGCCCTAAGCTGCCACTCATAGTCAGTGTTTAAGCTGTTTGCAGACTCTATTAACGTTTTCTTATTCCAACTACATTTCAAGTCAATAACAGTCTTACCAAGGATAACATCTGGTGTTCCTATCATCCATTCGTTTTGGTATATGTTAATATTCTTAGAGGCTTGTTCGTATCCTAATTGGGTAGCCATATAGTCAATAGCTGCATCTTCCATTAAGATCCCTTTAGCCATATACTTACTTGGAACATCCTCAAAAGATTGTGCATACCACTCTAATAGGTATGTTTTACAGGTTGCAGATAATTCTCCACTTACCTTTGAATTTGACATTATCTTTCCTAATGCACTTGGTCGTGCTCTAAATTTGGTTTCGTCTAACATTGTAGTTCGATTTTTTTAAGTAATAAATTACCAAACGTTAATTGCTTGGCTGTGTGTAAATATTTGGTTACGTGTTCAAATCCTAACTCACTTGGATCTTTTCCATCCAAATCAACTAAGTAAACATCTTTTCCTAAGTTAAGAAGTTGTAATGAATAATCAATAGATTGCTTGAGAGCATCTCTATCTAAAGCTAAGTATACGGTTTTAATATCGGTTTCAACTAACTTCATCATTAGAGCTTTTGGAATAGTCTTTCCAAACAACGGAATAGCATTTCGTTTTAACGCTATTGCATCAAAGATTCCTTCACATAATATTACAGGTACTTTCCAATTGATTAAGTATTCTAATCCTATTAGATCGTTCTTGTTGCAAGAAGGAGCATTATACTTTCGAAGCACTTCAGCTTCAAAAGATCTTGATATAAAGTAGTTGATTTGTCCATCTTTATCGTAAGATGGTACTATGATAGAGTTTCTATACTTTCCTGTTTCACAATATCCTATATTGTACTTTAAGATATCTTCTGCAGTGAGTCCTCTCTTAGTAACGTATGCTTTAGCTTGTCTATAAGTAAGTCCATTAGAAGGCTTAGTAAGAGATACAAATTCTTTTGGTAATTCAACTTTGTTGTAGATCTTATCTTGATGTTCACCTTTTCCGTCTGGAAAGTATGATCTCATCTCCTTTAATTGGTCTTGAGTTGCTCGTACTTTTTTAAGTAGGGACACAGGGGTTCCACCTTTAGCATTACATACCCAGCAATGCCAAACTCCTAAACTCAAGTCAACCTCTAGTTTTGGTTTGTGGTGTTTACATAAAGGACAGTAAAAAGCATGATTGCCTTTTGTGGAAGGCTTTGAATTTCCTAAAACCTTATGTAATAATCCTAATACTAACCTTGAATTTTCCATATAAAACTTCTATATAGAATATACAAATTTTTATTCAGACTTGCAACTTTTAGGAGATTCTTCTATCCACTGTTGGGGAATGAGTTTGTCTGCATAAGGAATGCCTATCTTATCACACCACTCTCCATAAGTTGTCTTAGACTTCTTAGTGATCTTAGTCCTAGAGTTTGTAAATACAAATCTAATGTCTAATTCAGGATGTTGTTGTTTGATTAGTTCATGCTTCTTTCTATCTGCTAGTAAGAATCTTCCTTTTGTCTCTACTATGATACCATTTGGAAGTTTGAAGTCTGGTAGGTATGTTCTGTTCTTAGCAGGTTCGATAAATTTAACTATGCTTGCTTTGCTTTCATAGTCGTATTCAACTTCATTTTGATCTAGTTGCTTTGCTACGGATTCTTCTAATCCACTTCTAAAGCCATATTTGTGTGCTACGCTCTTAGCGCTTTGTTTTTTCTTCTTTGCCATAAACCTTTTGTTTGTTTTAACTATCCCACCTAATGATAAAGGTAATATCGGTATTGGTGGGGATTGCATACGGTGTTGCTAGTTTCCCAACAACAAGTAGCTCGTTTGATTCGTTATAAAGTCCTACTGTAGTAGCGTATGGTGTAAATGCAGATCCTGTTAGGTTATCTATCATTGTTGCAGATCCAGACGCAAATACAGAAGGATTAAGTGAGTAATTAAAGTCGTTCTCATTAACATGACACTTTACTTCGTTTTGGTAGATTGTAGTCTCCGCAACTAAATTAAGTGTATAGGGTATTGATCCTGTTAATATAAGTCCCATATGGATTAGTTGGTAGTAGCCATTTGTGCACTAATAGAAGATACAGCTCCTTGTACTTCTGCGTGAAACCATACCGCTACAGGCGTTGCATCTCTTGCGGTTAGTAGTAATAATGCAAGTTGTCCGTTTGAATCTGTAACTGCGTGATTAATTGAACCTGAATTTGATATAGGTACAATGTTGCTACCTGAAACTATAGTATATGTAGGATTTGTTCCACTTAATGAGCTTGTTGCAGCACCATATTGAGATGTGCTTGTCCACCAATGTACTAGTTGTCTTTTATTACTTAAGGCAGTTCCGTCAGCCTTTGTTAATGTTGTTGTAAATACTTGTGAAATTGTATCTCCAGATGCAGATAAACTAGCACTAACAATTGCAGTGTTTATAATACTACCTGTAATAGTTGTATTACCAATCACTTGTAACTTGTCGTTTACCTTTGTAGTGTGAGGTCCTCCAGCGTTTCCTAGCTCAATTGTATAGTCAGTAGTATTAACAACAAATGCGTTTGTGTCAAGAAATCCATCGTAAACTGTGAGAGGAATGGATTGTTCGTTTCCACTCAGTACTGTGGCTCCTGCGTTGAGGTCTATTAAATTTGTTATTCCACTTACAGATAGATTAGTTGCAATTTGAGCTGAGCTACCCACTGTTAACTGTCCACTACTTTCCATAGATCCTAATACCTTCATGCTACCAGTCTTTTGTAGAATTGATGCCGAAAGAAATAATAGTGAGTAGTCTAAATCTTGATATGTTAAGATAGATCCTGTTGCACTAGGTCCATATTGTCTTGTTTTAAATGCGTATGTTGCCATTTTGTTCTACTGATAATTTTCTGTTATAATTGCTATGCCTTGTGCATATATTAAGTTTCCAACATGTATTGCGTCTGTAGATCCTACATATCCATCAACTACATAAGAGGAGCTTACATATAAGCTTCCCGATTGTCCACTATCTATTAAGTTTCCATTTCCATCATCTTTAACACGGTATGCTGATGATGTTAGCTCGAAACTATATCTTGCTATCTTTTCTCCATAAACAAGTCTAGGTACGTTAAGTACTGTAACTAATGCTCCTGATTGGGTTGGAAATAATCTTATATCTGCTTCCTGTGTTCCCACAGCTGCTGTCGATTGTAGATTGTTGTCATATCCCGATCCCGATACTAAGCTAGATCCTGATAGGTAGTTTATATAATATAGATGCTTTACAGCATTATAGTTAATTGTTGATTGACTTGGAGTTCTCTGTGAAGTTATACTTCCATTACTTCCTGTCAAAATATAAATACCAGTACCAGCTAAATTCGTACTTGAATATGATGCACTATACTTAAGCTTGATTGGTGTTGTAACAACATCACTAACCTTTAATGTATTTGATGCTCTTCCCATGTTACCAGTCTAATTTAACTCTAACTAATAGCTCTTTTGTAAAATCTTTAGGTAGTGGTTTAGATAGCTTTGCAACAGCAAGTAAATCTTGGTTTGCATTATATAGTCCTACAGTCGTTACATAGGTTCTAGGATTATCTACAAGTGTATCATATGTTATTGCTCCTGATCCGTTTATAAAAGTTGGATTAGATGTGTAGTTGTAGTTTTCTCCATCTACTTTTACAAAAAGAATACTAGATGCCACAGTCTCTTCGGAGTCTAATATAAATCCTACTTGTCCAGCAGTCTCTGCAGCATTGCTAATTGCATTGGATAGTTGTATTTGTGGTACCGCTGACATGCTTGCTGGAGTTGTGGTTGGTGTTAAAAGGATTCCTCCATTAGCATACCCTAATGCTAGTGCTTTAGGATTTAATATAATAATTCCAACATCAGGTAAGAATAGTCCGTATGATCCTGCTGATGTGTATCCAGCCCTTGTTGTGCCAGATACTAGATTTGTTATTGCTTTTCCATCTGATCCCGATACAATATCAAAAGCTCTTCCGCAATCTAAATAAGGAATAGCTAAGTTGTTTGATGCAATATCTTGAATGTTTGTTGTAAGTTGTATTACCTTTCCTTGATTAGCTCCAGCTGCTTGCTGTATTAAGTTCAAGTTAAAAGTAGAAGGATACAAAGATTCCTTGTATCTATTTCTATCTATTGTGATTACAAATATATCGGTTGCACTTGTGTTGCCTGTACCAAAGTTAAACACTGCATTCTCACTTCCATATACCAATGTTCTATATTGACCATAAGTTACAGATGTTGGAGTTTTGCTAGGAACAAGTGGGTTAAAGGGTCTGATTGATCCTGATCCTGACACGTGTCCATATGCTATTGTATACTGTCTTGCTAGACTTGTATAAGCGCTAAGTACTGGGGTTTCTATACTGTCATTGTATACATCTAAGTAAAAGTTTCCTGATGAAGTGTATGATGCTGTGTAAGGTACCCCACCATTGGCTAGTGAAGATTTTCCATTACTCCAAGCAGGATATACTACCGAGTCTACTGTGCTAACGTAATCTGTTATATTAAGTGTTGTAAATGACATTATGTATTAATGTTTTGTATTATGTTTACCAATCCAATTTAACCCTAACTAATAACTCCTTAGTGAAGTCTTTTGCTAATGGTCTTGTTAGCTTAGCTACTGCTAATAATTCGCTATTGCTATTATACATTCCTACAGTTGTGATATAAGTCTGTGGACTATATAACATGTTTGAAAATCTCAACTCACCAGATCCTGATACGAATGATGGATTAGATGTATAGTTATATTCCGCATTCTTCACTCTTGTAAAGATATAGTTAGATGATATTGTTTGTTGTGAGTTTAATTGGAAGCTAGATCCACTGTTAATTGCTTTGAATAAAACAAATGGATTAACATTTGCTACATTGGATGTTACTGTTGGTGCTAGTACAATACCACCTAAGTTTGCTGCTAATTGTAATGCTCTTGGGTTTAATACAATAGTTCCAATGTCTGGTAGAAACAATCCATAAGAACCCGATGCAGTGTAGCCTGATGTAGTTCCTGACAGAGGTGTTGATGTGGTAGCGTATCCATTTGATCCTGACACAATATCAAAAGCTCTTCCACAATCTAAGTAGTTATCTACTTGTGTATCATTGCTGTTATCTGTTAAGAATATACTAGTTCCAGTAGGTCCTGTTAACTTTAAATTAAATGTACCTGCAAATAGACTTTCTTTGTAGTTATCTCTGTTGATTGAAATTACCCATACATCTGTTGATGCTGTTACCAAACCTCCAAAGTTAAACCCTAAAGTTGTACTTCCGTATATTTCGTTTCTGTATTGTCCAAATGTAGTTCTAGTTGGTGACATTCCAGCTACAGCAGGATTAAACCATAGTGATCCTGATCCACTTGTATGTCCATAAGATAGAGAAAATTGAACACTAGCTGAACTTACTGTTTGCGGATTACTACTATAGACGTCACTATAGAATGTTGGTGCAGGTGATGTAGCTGATGAAGTAAAGAATGTTGTAAGTGTTGGACTGTTGTTGGTCCAAGCTGGCGCTACAACAAAGTCTGAACTTACTACAAAATCTGATGGATCGTATTGTGTAAATGACATATCGCTTTATTTGTTATCGTGTGATTTGTACTGGTAATGTTAATCTTGCTCCTGAATCACGACCTGTGATAATCAAGTTAGTATATAAGATTGTTGCTGTTCCAAATAATGTATTAACTGTTGTTGCAGTTAAGTTTACTGTTGTTCCAATAACTGTCTTAGATACGTTTGTGCCTATAGTTACAACGCTGTTTAATGAAGCTGCCTCTGTTGTATTAATACCAACTCCTGTAAATGATGCCATTGATCTTACATCTCCAATTGTGAATACATATCCTGATTGCTCAAATGTTGATGTTGCACCTAAGTAGTTCAAGGTTTGTGGTGTAATTGAAAGTGAAGCTCCTAGTGGTAAAATAATAGCACTATTACCTGCAGCACTGATTACTGGAAGTTTTGAAGTTCCTCTAGGAAGAGTTACAAGTTTATACTTCATCATCTCTGTATCATCTGGAAATGCTTGTAACATTGGCATTGCTTCAATAGCTTCACCATAGTAAGCTGATCCTGATGGATGATTTGGGTTATACAATGTGTAATCAATTTCATCGTCTGATAACGAGAATTGCGTAATTTGGAATGTACCATCGTTTCTAGATAGTAATTCTCTTCCTTTTTTGGTTAATATTGCGTCTACTACAACGCTTGTATTATCTAAGTAGCTCATGTTTTTTAATTGTCTTCTTTATATAAATACTGTTAGTTTCGATTTTTTAGATTAGTATCCCAACCTCTCTTGCTATTTTAAGTGGATCGTATGCTGGATTAAAGTTGTTTGGTATAATCAATCCAAATGAATTTACAAGCATGGTTTCGTCAATGGTAATATAGTTGTCTGAGTCGATCTTTCTGTATATCATGTATGCTTGATTATACAAGCTACTAGGTAATGGATTTATAGTAGTACCTACAGTTAGTGAACCAGTAAATAGTCCGTTTCCTGATGCATCTATGTTGGTGCTAGTAATTTGATAAATAGATGATGCTGTGGTTGCTATATTATTAGGATTGCCTCCAAAAAAAGCAGGTCCTATATTTCCTAGTATTATATAGTCGTTAGCTTTTATGGGACTTATAATATCTTGAAAATTTGTATAACCTACCCAATCAATAGTTCCACTTATTGGAAAATATGAAGGTAAACCCCCTGATTCATAGGTTAAGGTTCCAGTGTCTATTGTGCTAGTGTTGTTATTGTATACTCCTGTATAACTTCCTTCATATCTTACTTTAGCTAAAGGATAGGTAACTGATTGAGTTGTAAAAGATGAGGTTAAAAATGGATATAACCAGTTAGAGTGTTTAATGGCACTTGATGATGCTGTAGGCTGTGTTACGGCATATAGTATGTTTCCTGAGGCACTAAATGCATTTCTTCCTTTGTTTTGAGAGAATGGCAATAGTTTTTCTTGATTATTATTAACATAGTAATAAGCATTCCAGGTCTCACTTGGATAAATGTCTGTAGGTGGGCTGTAGTTATTTGTGCTTCCTGTTGAGAATAAAATTACTTGGTAATAACCTCCTCCTTCAACAACGGTTGCTGATGTGGTTAGACTACTTGTTTGAGCAGATAGGTTGTATATAATTACTTCTGTATCTTTTTTAAATGTACGCGCTATATCTTGAATATGTTTGTTGTTACCTAATGGATATGTATTTCCATTAATATCAACTAACTCTGTTATAAATACCTTACTAGTTCCAGCTACTTCTACTCCTGATGAAGTTATGTATGTAAACTTAGCAAAGTAGTTACTATAGATATCGATTGCTGCTGCAGTTCCGTAAGAGCTATCTCCTTCTGTGTAGACATTGTATAATGCACTTTCTAACTTAGATCCACTATATCTTCCACTTACTGTACTTTGTTTATAGTAGTTGTAGTCTTGTAGTTCTGCTAGTTGATTATATCTATCTGTAGGATTAATCGTCGGAGCGTCTAAAGATCTTGTAATCAATCCATAATTACTTGGAAGTAACTGACTTGTGTTGTAATCTTCGTTGAGTGCAAACTCTGATAAAACAGATCCTGATACGTTATTGATTAAATAATCAATTGGCACTGAAATTGATCTATAAGTAGATCCTGGAGTTAGTATATCTGATGTTTCTGTTTGATATCCTACCGAGTTTAAAGACGTAACCGTAATCTCTGTTCCACCAAACTCTCCAGTAAAAGGTTCTGCTTGGTATGTGTTTACTGAGTTGATTGATCCTGATAAAGTTGATATTGATTGAGAGAAAGTTGTTGGATAGCTTAGGTTAGGTGCATTTGAACCTGTTACAGCTAACATTACAATAGTATCCTCATAAGAACTTGTCTGTCCTGTAGGTTCGTGTCTCTCGTATCTGTTTCTCTCTAAAATGTGAGACTTAATAATGATACCAGTTGATACACTTGCTCTAGCAGGTACCCAGTCCCTTAGTGTTTTAAAGATTGTATTGTTATAATACTTAATAATTCTTGTGAAGTCATTAACATCGTATCCACTTGTATAAGAAGCACTAAAGTATTGCTTGGTTAGAGTTACTAATGGTTCGTATGAACTTGAGTATTGTAATGCAGGATTTCCAATGTATTGATTGATATTAAACACACCATTCACATTAGAGCTTGTTACATTTAGGAATGATGAACTTACAATGTTGTTGTTAATCGAGTCTGCTGGTGAGAATCCAATCTCAACTCCTATTGAGTTTCTTTCTGTGTTATTGCTGTATGCTTGAATTGTTGTGTATGCTGAAAGTAAGCTGCCTGATATCTCGGGTACTGCTGGTATTGCTACCTTATCGTTATTGATGCTTTCAATTCCAGCTTCTGCATAGATGTTATATCCGCCAAACTCATTAACAGTTAAAATACTTGCAGGAATACCATATGTAGATATTAATGCCTTTATACCTCTTTGTGTTCCTCTTGTCTTAAGTAAGTAAGGTAAATTGTGATACATTCTCTTGTAATACTCATCTACAATTGTCTGAGATGGTAAACTTGTAAGACTTGATGTAACGTAGTTTGTTATAAGTTCTGATCCTGTGTATGGTAATGTTCCTCCACTTGGATTGATACCTAAAATAGAGTAGTATAAACTATCTACCGTACTTGTGTTTGTATAAAGTTGTACACCAAATGCTCTTAATGCATCGCTTACAACATCCATTGAAATACCTACTTCAGGATTGTTCTCTGATGAATAACGATTGGATAAATCTTTATAATAGATCCAAATATTATCAAAGTGCTGTCCAATCATATTAAGGAAAGTGAAGTACGGTTCGTTGTCCGAATCATCTCTCAAATATGCTGGCATTGTGTAAGGTAGATAATCTTTATTGGTATCATCATAATACGATGCAGAGTATACCATACTCCTAGTGGTTGCAGTTGGTATGATGTCTGTGCTACCTAACCAATTGATTGCTTGTGATGATGTAATTGAATATAAGTTGTATGGTACTGTACTATTACTTTTAGGCCATGCTGCTGATGCAGATGTAAAATATAGGTAGTACTCATATCCGTCAAACTTCTCAATAATGTTATTGATGTTTGCTTGGATTAATGTTTTAGATGAACTTACAATACTATTATTACTTGATCCTGTTGCTACAGTTGATAAACTTGCTAAATCTGCAGAGTATGACTCTATTAAACCTACCTTATAGTTAAAGTTGTATAATCTGTCTTGTGCAGATGAAAAGTGTATGAAGTTTGAAAAAGCACTATAGTCAACGTTAATATCAACACCCTTCTCATCCATCCAAGATTTAATCTGTTGGAAAGAAGAGGTTACTGTTGTTCCAAATAAAGACTCATATGAATAAAGACCAGTCGTTTGACCAGCTTTTTGATTCAACTCTACATTGTAGTTAGGTCCTCTTAACTTTTGATTGCTTTCTACTTCTTGAGTTTCAACACTAATGTCTACTCTAAATTCAACTGCTTCTGCAACTTGCTCTACTACCCAAAATTGAGACTTAACATCTAAGTTGTTTGGTAGAGGTTCGTAAAGTTTAAATATAATATAAGATCCATCAGCTTCTTCTACATATACTGCATTGACTGCTAATATCTGTTCATTGTCTCCAAAATTCAAATAGAAGTCAGGATAATATGGATTAGATTTTATGGAGTTGTTAAAGACCGTAAAAACGTCTAATAGGTCTAAATCAGATAAGTCCTGCCTTGCTACTTTTATCTCTGTCCTAGACGATGATATCTCCTTTATCCAGAAGTTAACTCCCGGAGAGGATTTAAGTAATTGCTTTAAGAAGTTATATCTAACATTAACCGATCCTCTATCAATTCCAACACTCTTAACAAACTTCTCAGGATCTACTTGAATAGCATTATATGTTTGTCCTGCTGTACTAATAGGTCCACTAGGAGTGTAGTCGATCATGTTATAGTTACGGCTTATAATGTTTCCATTTAAGTCGTATACAAAACATTCTATGTAATCAGTAGACTGCCCGAATGTAGAATTTATTAAAGCAGATGTTATTAGTGCTTTATCTTCACTTGAGTAATCTTGATAATCGGCTACAGTGCCTAAATAATTAACCTTTACTATCTCCATTACACTATGTTATTCAAATTTAAGTAATTCTGGTTTGCTTCTAAAAGCTGTTGTCTTAATGCATTGATCTCGTCAATGTATGCTTGTTCAGTATCTGTTACTACAGGTCCTCCTAAATATTCTAAGCTTCTTTTTACTAAGTATTCGTGTGAGTTAACTTGTCCGTTAGCTGGTATTTCAAAGAATAAGTCGTTGTATAGAGTAAAGAATTCCTCTACAGTTACTTGTGGTAACTCTGTAGGAACTTGCTCTACATATAGTTCTGTAAACTTTGTATCAATTACTTTTGTGTAAGTGTTTCTACCAAATGTTTCTTTTACCAGTTTGACTTGCTCACTCATATTAACTTATCACTTTAAAAATCATATCACTATCTTTTACTACAACTTCTCCAGATATGTTAGTTCGTATTAATATACGATAATATCTTTCAACTTCCAAGCCTCTCATGTAAACCGTAAAGTAGTTACTAGTTGAGTCTGCACTAATGTTTGTATACGTGCTATCAAAATCTACTATCATCTCTTTGGTTTTATAGTCCTGGATTGCCCATTGACTATCACTTGGCAAATATTTGTTGGTTGTATATAAAGATGCTGTTGTAAATACTCTTGCTGGGTATGTGTCTCTAACTCCTAATCTAAACTTGTAGACCGAGCTTTGATCAAATGATCCTGCATTGTTGGTTACGTTTATAGAGAACTGATCGTTTGTGATTGTACTGATACTTCCAGTGTTTGGTGAGTATATGGTATCATTCCACTTGATCTCTAATACTGGTGGATATATTGTGTGTGTATCTACAGAGAAGTATTTAAGTTCTTTTATAGATCCAGTTGACTGCTCAATTGCTTGTGGATGCTTTACTATGAATCCATAATTGGAAATAGAAGATGAAAACCAAGCATTAACTATAGGAGTTACATTAACATTAATGTCTTTATCTGACATATAGTTGAAACTTTGCGTAGCAGAGTAGTTTGTATTCCAAGATCCTCCTCCAGTAACATTGTAGTACTGTGTTGCAGACCAAGTTGGTGAGTTTTGATAATCTCCAGTGTATACCCAAGAAGCACCATTAGTAGTTTGAGGAACATCCCCAAATTTACCTGTACCCATTTCCCATGATTGTGAAACAGGATAGATTTCTAATGTATAATCTGTGTTTAGATTTTGTGCAAACGCTAAACTTAATCTTAAGTTAGTATTCCAAGATCCTGTAGTATATGTTTTTAATATTGCAAGATCTTCATTAGAAAATCTAACTAAAGCTCTTCTAACATCTTGATTGGTAACTAATGATTGGGTTACAGTAACTTCAACTACCTCATCTCTTCCAGTATTCTTGTATGGATACTGAGAGTATATGGTTGCGTCTGCTACTGGAAATATCTTGTATACTGCCATGGTTTATAATGTTACGACTCTTCCTTGAATGTCTTTATTAGGGTACTTTACTTCAAAAATACTAGGGTCTAAAGAAGGATATACTACTCCTGCTAAAGTTGCTCCTGATACATCGTAACTATATTGTGAGTAACCACTTGAAGCACCTGCTAAGTTTGTTATCTCAACTTTCTTAACTGTTTGTACTCCTGCTACTTGATCTAATAACGTATAGATCTCAGATAGAATGATTGGTTGATTGATTTGCCATTTGTTAATTGCAAAGTAATCTTGCAGTTGTATAATACATGTTGCCAACACATCTCTTGTCGCATAATTAGGTCTTAATACGATATCGTAATTTACTCCTATATTAATGATGAAGGCTGACTTAATGTTTATAGCATCTGTTAACATTCTGTAATCGGAGATGTATGTTTGTAAGTTTGTCTTTAATGAAGTTGTTGGAATTTCCAATTGTCCATCACTATTGTATGCTAATATGTAAAGAGAGGTCGCTAATGGATCTCTTTCTCCTGGTTCATTTGAGTTATACTTTCTAAAAGTTGCATCGTCTTTTGTAACGTATGCCTTAGATACTTGTCCAAACTTAGCAGGCATCGATAATGCTCTAGCTAAGTAATCTTGTTGAGTAACTGCTCTTAGTTGTGAAGGGAATTGAGCTAAGGTGTTAAGTCTTAAAGCCTCTACACTATCTCCATCTCCTCCTCCTGTTGCAGGAACTGCGTTATTAATTGCTAAAGAAGCTTTAACTTGTGCAAGTAATGCAGCATTAGGAGCTGTTCCAGCAGCACTAGTAGTTGCTTGTGACACTACCGTTAATTGGTTAGCTTGTACGTTTGCTTGTGCTCCACCACCTACTAAGTATCTAACTGTTATAGTTGTATTTGAAGGTGCTAATCCATAATCCTCTGTTGTTACAAAGTTTGTTGGATCAAATGCTGTATTGATTAGAGATATCCCGTTGATCGTTCCAATCCCTACATTTGCAGGGTTAGGTATGATTGCTGATGAAGATA